AGAACATATTTGCAAGATAGTACTTGCATCAGGAAAATATTAAAATGAGTAAAGCACAATATAACTTAAACACAAAGACAGACTATCTTAATCGTAAAATGTTTTTGGATCCAGAAGGCCCAGTTACCATTCAACGATTTGAAGAAGTAAAATATAAAAAGATTGCAGACTATGATGCAACCGCTCGTGGCTTCTTTTGGCAACCAGAAGAGATCAGCCTTACTAAAGATTCAAATGACTTTAAAGATGCCAGTGAAGCAGTCAAGCATATTTTTACCAGCAACCTACTACGTCAAACAGCACTGGATAGCTTGCAAGGCCGCGGCCCAACACAAGTATTCACGCCTGTGTGTAGTCTTCCAGAAGTAGAAGCATTGATGTATAATTGGGGCTTCTTTGAAACTAACATTCACAGCAAGAGTTACAGTCACATCATCCGCAATATTTACAATGTGCCCAAGGATGTGTTCAACACTATCCACGACACTAAAGAAATTGTAGACATGGCAAGTAGTGTGGGCAAGTACTATGATAACTTGCATAGAATTAACTGTATGAAAGAAATAGACGGGTCAGTAAATGAAGAAGCACATATAAAAGCAATTTGGCTTGCACTGAACGCTAGTTATGCATTAGAAGCTTTCCGCTTTATGGTATCATTTGCCACAAGTCTAGCAATGGTAGAGAACAAGATTTTTATTGGCAATGGCAATATTATCAGTTTAATTCTACAAGACGAACTGCTACACAAAGGGTGGACTGCTTATCTGATCAATCAAGTGGTCAAAGAAGATCCTAGATTTGTTAAAGCTAAACAAGAATGTGAACAAGAAGTTTATGCTATGTATACCGATGTTATCCGTGAAGAAAAAGAATGGGCTGACTATTTGTTTAAGATGGGACCGGTTATTGGACTAAACGCAAACATCCTAAAAGACTTTGTTGATTATACTGCCGCAGAGGCACTAAAACAAATTGGTGTTAAGTATCAGCACCCTGCACCAAGGAATACACCTATACCTTGGTTTAACAAGCATAGTGATACTAGCAAGAAACAAACTGCACTACAAGAGAACGAATCGACTAATTATGTTATCGGTGTTATGAGTGACGCCGTTGATTACGAGGATTTACCAACACTATGAAAGCAACAGTATGGAGTAAAGATCACTGCCCTTTCTGCGATCAAGCTAAAAACTTGCTCAAAATGAAAGGCATTGAGTTTGAAGAAAAGAAGATTGGATACGGTTATACCAAAGAACAACTTCTAGAAGCAGTGCCAACGGCACGAACAGTTCCTCAGATTTTTTTGGATGACCAATTAATCGGTGGATTTACAGAATTAAGAACACACTTACAAGGATAAAATATGTTAATCGATAAAGGCGTTTCAATAGGCGAAGTTATTACACTAAAACTAACTAGTGGAGAAGAGCTTGTTGCTAAACTAACAGAAGAAAAAGATTCTTATTATAAATTAAGCAGACCAATGGTCATTGCCATGGGAGCCAAGGGCCCCGGACTAATGCCATACTTGTTTACAGTACACCCAGATAAAGAAGTTAAGATTTCTAAAGTTACTGTAACAGTAGCAGAAGCAACAGACGAAACATTTGCTAAACAATTTCTAGAGTCTACTTCTGGAATTAAACTGATATAAATATTTTATGCCAGCAATATCTAGAATTGGAGACAGTGTATCAACTAATCATGGTTGTGACGGATCTACTACTATGGCAGCTGGTTCAGGAAATGTTATTATAAACGGTATTGGTGTTGTAAGAGTGGGCGATATTGACACCGATCATGCATACGGAGGAAAGAACTGTTCAGCTAGACACAGTGTACCTCTCAGCGCCGGTAGCCCAAACGTATTTGCAAACGGTATTGCAATCGGCCGCGTCGGCGACGGGAGCGAAACTCTTGCTTCTGGCAGTCCAAACGTGTTCGCCAATTAACTAGACAAATAATTTTAAGATATTATACTTGTCATAAGTATTCTATACTTGCCTAAAGGAGAAACAAATGGCCCAAAATAAATATTCAGAATTCACAAAAATCGTAGAAGCCATGGAGGGCGACTTTGAAAAGTTTTACGATAAAGAAGTAGGTGCCGCAGGTACTCGTGTTCGTAAACATCTACAAGAGTTAGCCAAACTATGTAAAGAAACTCGTAACGATGTTACCGCAGTTAAAAACGCCCGTAAAGAAGCACCAGCAAAATAATTCATTTGCCTTGACATCAATCCAAACTTGTTGTATAATGTAAGTTATATTAACAATTTTGGATTTTTTTATGACTATGCATTTAGAAGGTCCGTGGCTTAGCACCACAGGTAAACGTAAAGGCAAGAAAAAGTTCGCTTCAGCTGAACACGCTAGAAAGGCCCGTGAATTGGACGAATCTTGGAAAGAACTACAAAAGAAATGGGCTGTTGAAGTAGAGGACAAAAAACGTCGGCGAGCCTTAGAGGCTGCTCCGCTCAAAGGTTCTTACAGCCTAACTATACCCGAAGGTCGCAATACTACCGCCCATATTAAAAGTGTTAATACTGGTGGCAACGCATTGTTAAAGCCTAGTCCTGTTTATACCGGAACCAAAGTCAAAGGCATTGCAACCATGCATAAAAGTAACGCAGTGCCGGTTTTCAGTGATGAACAAGCTGTTGACATTTCAAGAATGCGGCGTTAAAATACTGATAAATATATGTTCAAGATAAAACTAGTAGAAAACCTAGGTACTTTTTGGACTAATTATAAAACAGTCTCAAAAAATGAGTTAAATGAATCTGTCTACACAGGAGATATGGCAGGCCATTTTAGTAAGAGGGAACTGGCAATTCCCTTATCCAGCGTAAAGGAGAAACAGATGATACGCATTATAAAAGTAATAGTTTTTGCTTTGGCATTAGCCTGTGCATTAATTGCAGGCAACATGGCAGTAAACTATAAATTAGATAAACTTAAAACTGCAAGAATGGATTCTAATCCAGTTACCGCAGAATTAAGACAAAGACAATTAGATTGTCTTGCTAGAAACATTTACCACGAAGCAGGCGGTGAGACGTTTGAAGGTAAAGTTGCAGTAGCGCAAGTTACTCTTAACAGAGTAGAAAGTGGACAATTTCCCAGCGATGTTTGCAAAGTAGTATACCAAAAGAACGTTGTCTACGAAAAGGTATTATGTCAGTTCTCGTGGTATTGTGAACAGGCAAGTCTTAAAAAGCCTATGAATGGGCCAGTCTATACAGAAAGTATGGAAGTGGCTAAAAAGGTTTTATTGGAAGGTTTTAGATTACCTTCTGTTAAAGACGCATTATATTTCCACGGTGATTATATTAATCCAGGATGGAAACGTGAGCGTGTTGCAAAAATTGGTCGGCACATTTTTTACAAGTAACGGAGAACAAATTGACATTTACTAACATTTCGCAATCAATAAAAGACGCACTTAATCTCAACAATTGGGTTGAAAGCGTTAAAACTCATGCACCTAACATCTCAGCTGAGACACTAGGATGGCTAGCAGTAATTGTACTTCATCTTGCAACAGTGCCAACAATGGCGGCAGTTCTTACTGGCCTGACAGAAAAGATGCCACCTGTTGACTTAGTCTTGTTTACATGGGCAGGACTGTTCCTGCTATTTTGCAAAGCTACTATTCAACGAGATCTTTTAAACATTGTTACTATTGGTTTTGGATTTTTCATCCAGGCATCATTCCTAGCACTGATTGTTTTCAAGTAAATAAATTATGATCTTAGCCTGGTTACTTTTACTCACCGGATTATTAATATCCGCAGTTGCTATCTATTATAGTGTTATTGGTTTGGCGGCTATCTTTGCCGCGGCCACTATCCCAATTTATATAATGGGCGGCAGTCTAGAAGTAGCCAAGTTAGTCTGCGCCAGTTGGCTCAAAGCCAATTGGGATCGTGCTCCGCGATTCATGAAGTATTACATGATCACAGCAGTTATAGTGTTAATGGTTATTACTTCGATGGGTATTTTTGGATTCTTATCAAAAGCACATACCGATCAAAGTCTAGTGTCTGGTGATGTCCAAAGCAAGATTGCGGTTTACGATGAAAAGATTAAAACAAGCAAAGACAACATTGAGGCTAATCGTAAAGCACTTAGACAGATGGACGAAGCTGTGGATCAAAGTATGGCACGTTCGACTGACGAGAGGGGCGCTAACCGTGCTGTTTCAATTCGTCAGTCGCAACAAAGAGAACGAGTTCGCCTACAAACTGAGATTACAGCAGAACAAAAAAATATTGCCAAACTTAATGAGGAACGGGCACCCATTGCCGCTGAAGTTCGTAAAGTTGAAGCAGAAGTAGGTCCAATTAAATATATTGCGGCATTTATATACGGAGACAATCCGGATGCTAACATATTAGAAAAGGCAGTGACTTGGGTTATCATTATGATTGTTGTGGTGTTTGATCCACTAGCAGTTATTATGTTGCTGGCCGCTCAGATGACATTTGGTTGGAGAAAGGAAGAAGAGGAACAGTTGATTCATAATACTGTGCCACATACAGAAACTCCATTAAATGTTCCCGATGTAGTCGCTCCGTTGCCGCCAGAAGAAATAGCAATACCTGTGCCGCCATCTAACGATGATTCGTATAAAATAACACCAGAAACTCATGCATACTTATACAAGCCTTGGGTAGATCGAGTACCAGAGGAATTTAGAGTGGGGCCGCAAGTATACAAACCTGAATCGCCAACGGTTGAAGAACCTACTCCAAACGATCTTGACTTATGGAACAAGATGCTTGAAGAAGCTGACAAAGCAGTACAGGAAGAACGTGAAAAATTTGAAACTGGTCAAATTGAAACTCTACCTGAATTAACTATAGAACAATTTGAAGAAGAAAAACTAATAGAAGAAGTAACTGAATATCCTAAAGATCCGTTCAAAGGGCAACGGATTAAATTAAAATTTTCCGATAGTGATGTAAGAGATTTTATTTTTAATGGCGAGCAGTGGATTGACTTTGATCATAGTGATCCTGAAACAGTTAAAGCATTAGAAGAAGATTCAAAAAAAAAGAGCAGGTACATGACCAAAGATCCCCAGGGGAAAATCCAAGTCAAAGACCGTCTGTAGGATATATACAGAACGAAGAGCAAACTCGTAGCCAAACATTATGGCAACGAATTAGACAAATTCAACAAAGGTAATAAATGAATCTTGGCAAAATTAATCTTATCACGCCGCCCGATAAGTTATTCAATTCAAATATAAACTACTTACTAGTCAAACCGTCTACAACAGTAAAACAACAGTTCCAAGCTATCTTGAGTAAAAACTTTGAAGAAGTAAATGTCTTTATGTTTGACGATCAAGAAACTGATATTGGTTGGTTGCTTAGTATTGCTGTGCAGGCCGACTGTATCATAATTGATGTCGACAATTGTGATGTAATTACTAGACAGTTTGTAACATTCATGTTGAGTTTGCCAAACTCACATTATATAACAAAAGATGAAGTTACTCCCTTTGGGCTAATCAGCAAGAATCGTATCTATAATCTAGATTGGATTGCTGAGCAGTTGACTGCGGACGAAGAAGATGACGAAGAGGATGAAAATGAGGGATAAGCCAAGAGGGTTAACAGTAGTTTTAAAAGAAAACGAAAATATTACTCAAGCATTAAGACGCTTCAAACGCAAAGTTGAAGACAGTGGAGTTCTAGATACTTTACGCTCAAAAGAGTTTTACGAAAAACCAACTACTGAACGTAAGCGTAAAAAGTCAGCGGCAAAGAATCGCTACAATAAGAAACTCCAAAAAGAACAATTACCACCAAAATTATATTGACTTTTAAGTAATTTCCAGTTATAATGTTTGTATGAAAACTGATATTATGATTGATCTCGAAACGTTGGCCACATCTCCCAATGCGGCTGTTCTAACAATTGGTGCTGTAAAATTTGATCCGTTTGGTGACGAAGTTAATGAACCAAATTGTGAAAAGTTTTATGTTCGTGTTGACTTAGATAGTTGTGACAGAATTGGACTAGTAACCAATGACGATACAATTGCTTGGTGGGCGAATCAAAGCAAAGAAGCACAAGACGAAGCATTCAATCCCGACAATAGAGTTGACATTGTTGATGCCATGCATCAGCTGTATAAATTCTGTTGGGGGGCCAAGCGGGTGTGGAGTCACGGGGCATCCTTTGATGTGGTAATTTGCGAACACATTTTTAACAAAATACAAAAAGCAGTACCTTGGAAATTCTGGGAAGTTCGCTGTACACGTACTTTGTTTGATATTGGCATTAACCCAGAGCGCCCTCCTGTACTAAAACATCATGCGCTAGAAGATGCTTGGAATCAAGCAGTTGGTGTGCAAAATATATTTAAAGTACTAAGAACTAGCAGTAGTCTTAACGGAAAATTAATAGCGCCGTTTGCTAACCAAAGATAATTATGGATTCACAAACTAAAGAAGTAATGGACATTCTCCAAGAAGAATGTGCCGAAGTAATTCAAGCGGTAAGTAAAATTAGCCGGTTTGGGCTTGATAACGTTAAACCTGGAAAACCCAAAACTAACCGCGAGCACTTAGAAGAAGAATTAGGCGATATGCTGGCAATGATTGATATCCTGCAGGAATTAGACATTGTAAGTTGGACTAATATTGACAAAGCAGCCGAAGCTAAACGTGAAAAACTAAAGATTTGGTCGAATATTTTCAAATCTGAGAATATTTAATATAAATAAAAATGTAGAGCGCCGTAAGGGCTTTACATTTTCTTGCTTAATTAAGGAGAACATTATGAGCAAAATTATTGGTATCGATTTAGGTACAACAAATAGCTGTGTAGCAATCTTAGAAAACGGAATTGCTAAAGTAATTGAAAACAGCGAAGGTGCCCGCACTACACCCTCAATTGTAGCCTACGCAAATAACGAAATTATTGTAGGTGCATCGGCAAAACGTCAAGCCGTAACAAACCCCAAAAACACAATCTATGCAAGTAAGCGTCTTATTGGACGTAAATTTGAAGAAAAAGAAGTGCAGAAAGATATTGATCTAATGCCTTACAAAATTATCAAAGCTGATAATGGTGATGCATGGATTGAAGCTAACAACGAAAAACTTGCACCGCCACAAATCAGCGCAGAAGTCCTGCGTAAGATGAAAAAGACAGCAGAGGACTATTTGGGTACAACAGTCACTCAAGCAGTTATCACAGTTCCTGCTTACTTTAACGATAGCCAAAGACAGGCAACTAAAGATGCAGGTAAAATTGCAGGGTTAGAAGTGCTACGTATTATCAACGAGCCAACTGCGGCAGCTCTTGCCTATGGCGTTGATAAAGCTGATAAGCGAGATCGCAAAGTTGCTGTCTACGACCTAGGTGGTGGAACATTTGACATTAGCATTATTGATATTGCCAACGTTGATGGTGACAAACAAATCGAAGTTCTAAGCACTAATGGGGATACTTTCCTAGGTGGTGAAGACTTTGACCAACGCATTATGGACTATCTAGTTGAAGAGTTTAAGAAAGAGCAAGGTGTCGATCTTAAGAACGACATGCTGGCGCTACAGCGTTTGAAAGACAGTGCTGAAAAGGCTAAGATTGAATTATCTAGCACACAGTCAACTAGCATTAACTTACCATACATCACAGCAGATGCCAATGGTCCTAAGCACATGAACATCACTATTAGTCGTGCTAAGTTTGAGTCAATGGTTGAAGATCTAATCAAACGATCAATTGACCCTTGCAAACAGGCTATGAAAGATGCAGGTGTTAACTCGGGCGATATTGACGAAGTTATCCTTGTAGGCGGACAGACACGTATGCCTAAGGTGCAAGAAGCAGTTGAGAAATTGTTTGGCAAAGCACCGCGTAAAGATGTTAACCCAGACGAAGCAGTTGCCGCTGGTGCCGCCATTCAAGGTGCAGTACTAGCAGGTGACAAGACAGACGTTCTATTGCTAGACGTTACTCCACTGAGCCTAGGTATTGAAACAATGGGCGGTGTGTTTACCAAGTTGATTCAAAAGAATACTACAATCCCAACTAAGCATAGTCAAGTATTCAGTACTGCTGATGATAATCAACCAGCAGTTACTATCAAGGTAGCACAGGGTGAGCGTGATCTATTCCAGTACAATAAGTTGCTTGGAGAATTCAACCTAGAAGGTATTGCTCCGGCACGCCGCGGTCAGCCTCAAATTGAAGTTACTATTGATATTGATGCTAATGGTATTATGCATGTTTCAGCCAAAGACAAAAATACCGGTAAAGAAAATAAGATTACTATTAAATCAGATAGCGGTCTAAGCGAAGCTGAAATTCAAAGAATGGTTCAAGAAGCTGAAGAAAACGCAGAAAGCGATCGTAAGCAAAAAGAACTTATTGAAACAAGAAACACAGCAGAAGCTCAACTTCACAGTCTAAAGAGAGACATGGATGAAGTTAAAGATCAGTTATCAGAAACTGAAAAAACTGCTTTCGAAGATGCTGTCAAATCCTTAGAGGAAACAATCAAAGGTGATGATAAAGAAGCTATTAACGAAGGCACTCAAAAACTGTTTGAGTCGGCTAGACCTATGTTTGAAAAGAAACAACAGGCCGAGCAGGCTAAAGCAGCCAGCCCTGCAGCCGAGGGTGAACAAACTGTTAACGCAGAGTTCAAAGAGGTTGATCCTTCTGAAAAGAAGTGATATGATGTAAACAGGTAGGATGCCTTCGGGGTCCTACAAACGTTCTTGCTAATAAGGAGATCATAAAATGACACAATTAAGAACAATTGACACAGCCGCTCTAGCACAACTGAGCAAAGCACTAGTAGGGTTTGATCGCTACTTTACTGCGCCACATCACCAAAATGGTAACTATCCTCCACATAATATTGTAAAATATAGTGATGATACGTATGCAATTGAGGTAGCAGTGGCAGGCTTCACTAAAGACGAAGTTACTGTAGAAGTAGACCAAGATCAGCTAACTATTCGAGGTATTAAGGATCGTCCAACTGTAGATGTTGGAGTTGAATACTTACACCGTGGATTGGCAGCTCGCGATTTTGAACAAACTTTTACCCTTGCAGAGTATATGGAAGTTGTTGGCGCCAAAGTTGCCGATGGAATGCTACAAATTGATATTAAACGAGTAGTTCCAGACGCACTCAAACCACGTAAAATCGAAATCAAATAAGTTAAATAACAGTGGGGAAGAAATTCCCCACTTTCGGAGAATACAATGGCAGAAGTTCAATTAGACGAAAAAATCAAGGTAATTATTCAAGAACCTAAACAATGGAAGGTTATTTTCCTAAACGACAATTCGACCCCAGTTGAATTTGTTATGCAGTTACTAACACAGATCTTTAAACATACTGAGATCACTGCCAAAGATATAACTATGCAGGTACATGAAACAGGGTCAGGTATCGCTGGTGTCTACAGTTTTGAAATTGCAGAGGCCAAAGCTGTTGAAGCAACTAGTTTAGCTAGGGCTAACGGATTTCCCCTGCAAGTTAAACTGGAGGAAGAATGAGTTTAAAAGAACTTACAAAAGAAGCACACACAAACGCAGAACGACAAGAGTTTGTCAAAATATTATTCAGTGGCAGTATTGATCCTAAACTATACGCCACTTACCTAAAAAATCAACATCCACAATATGAAATTTTAGAAGTTTGCGCTATGCCGCTTGGTTTACTAAATGGCATGCCAGACATTCGTAGAGCCCCTGCAATCAACGATGATTTTGTAGAGTTATGGGGAGCAGATAACACAGACTCTCCTCAAATGTGTCCAGTAGTGCAGGATTATGTCAAATATATCCTTAGCATTAAAGACGACCCTAAACGACTTATGGCCCATATCTATGTGCGTCATATGGGAGATCTTGCCGGTGGCCAAATGATTGCTAAACGTGTCCCAGGAAACGGTAATTACTATAAGTTTCAAGAACCAGATATACTAAAAGTTGCTATTAGAGAAAAGATTAGCGACGATATGGCAGATGAAGCAAAAGTTTGCTTTGAATATGCTACTAGGTTCTTTAAAGAAATGTTAGAGATTGCCAATGACTACAAGTAATGTTTGGGAAACGTTAGTACAGATACAAAAATACTTTGAAGGTAGATTCTATGCCACAGGCAGTATTATACATGAACCCGGAATGGATCGTTTTAATCAGCCAGGTTGGGTCAACAAAGTATGGGCTAGTAGCGTCTATCGTAGAGCGCATATTGATGTAGTAGACGCTCGCGATAGTAAGGGCTTGTGGATGATGCATTGTTGCATTTTCCCACATCTACATAATCCTGCACCGATATTTGGATTCGATGTTATTGCAGGTAAAAACAAGATTACAGGCTGTTTCTATGATTACAGTCCTAGTGCCGATCGTGAACACCCTATGTTAGATTGGTTTGCCGATGAAGCACAGCAATTGCAATGGAATAAAACACGTAAACTGCCAGATTGGGCAGAGCGTATATTCAGCGGTAGTATGGTTGCCGCAGGCAATGTTAGTGAAGAGGAAGAGCTAGCACAGATATTTGCTATTGCTAAAAAAGGCGTTGATCACTACTTAGAAACAGTAGGTGAAACCAATAAAACCGCAGTAAGTTGCCTAGATGCCCAGAACTATTACTGCCAAAATCAAAAATGTAACCCGCATACACCTAAAGTTATGGTTAGTTTAGGTCTTAGCGAAGAAGATGTACGTGTTTTTATTCAGGATTGCTTGTTCCCTGAAATCGTATAAATATTGCTACTATGCGATTTAATGATTTTAAATATCTAACCCCTATTGCTGAGATGGCAAGCGAAGCTGTCAGCGATTTACAAAACTATCTTGTAGGCAAAATTAAAGAACTGCCGGCCGATGAGCAAAGTGTAAAAACGCTGAGAGAAATCGAAGATTTACTTAAAGATGTTAATGCGGGCGGCCGAACAAGTAAACTTAACAAAGATATTCAAAGTGTTCAAGATCCCCTTGTTCGCCAAGCCCACATGTTGCTGGCTCGCTATATAAATCAAATTATCACTTTTGGAAATGCTACTCCTGAAGATCGAGAAGAACTATTTACTTTGTGGAAAGCTGATCAGTTAGTCAATTTAGATCTGTTGTTGGGTAACGACCTTGTAGGATGGTCTGAGATTTTTAACGGGTACGGCAGCAACCCTATTATTCAAGAACTAGTTGACGAACTAATGGTTATTAGTGCATTGGGTCACGGCAAGGGAGAATTTGCTCTAAGTGTTCTCAGTAAAAGAATTAATCAACCAGCTAGTGGCAAGGGAGATTTAGAAGTTAACTTTAATGGTCAAGAATTAAAAGTTGAAGTTAAAACAGCTGACATGGGTAAAGACAAATTTGTCATTAATCCAAAAACTGGTAAAAAAGAATTTAGAAAAGGCAAAATGAGTTCTGCTCGTTTTGGCGATCAAGAAGTAAATCCTGCACCCGGATATGAGGCGGCCTCTGAAAAATTAAATGCGTTTGTAAACAGTAAATTACCCAAGGGTAAAAAATTGGGTGGCAGCGGATTAAACGTTGGCAAAGCTGTTGAATTGTTAACAAGTTTAGAACCAAAAGATGCAGACATTTTAATGGGTATGATAAGGCAAAACGTCAAATTGATTTTTGGAAAGAAATTTCAAGATGCTAGACCTGATTACCAAAAAAAATTATTAAAAAATATTAACGGAATCTTATCATCTATCGAGCAAGGTGATGTTAGTTCTGCATTGCAATACTGGTCAAGATCCAACTTTAATTATTATATGGCGGCGAAAAAAGACGACGGCGTTTTATTCGTTAACATACCAGAAAAAACTACTATCTATTATAATACAGCAGAAGATTTGCAAGGTGTTGGTTTAAGATTTAGAGCAGACACTACCTACATTAGTGGCAGTGATCCTAAGAGAAACGCTTATCCACAAATTCAAGTGGTCGCTAAAGATTACGGTGCAGATAAACTTCAACCCGAAGTTGAAAAACTTTCTAAGCCACAACGAGACTACAAGACTACATCGGCAGCAGAAAAAGCTCTTGCAACTAGAAAACAAGAATGGTTCAACTGGTCAGTTAAACTAGCAGATATGCGCGGCATCAAAGACCAACGTGTGATACAAAAAATTGGTGACGCATCGTTTAATCTAAGTCAACAAGGGCTACCATTTGATGCTTTGATGGGTGAATTAGAAGCACAATTCCCACAATTAGCTAAAAACGTTGTAAGGGCAAGACAAGTCCCAACAGCACAACGTTTGTATACACCATACGTACCTCCCGTAGACGAACCTGAAGAAGTTTAATCTAGATTAAACTCTGTTATTATTTTCGCTCCTAATCCTGTAAATATAACACAGGATACCGGGAGCGAAAACCATGTCCAAAAATCAGCTATTGATATTAGCACTACTGCCTCTTAGTGTAATAGCGGCGGAAATACAGCATACTTTTAGTAGTCCTTCTTTTTCAGGAATAGGATACAGTTCTCACGTGCTAACGCTACAGCAACTAGAAACACAGGCTAGAGATAAAAATAAAGCAGCCGCAGATGCTATTAAAGCAAAAGCAGAGAGTGATGCATTAAACACACCACAAGCTAAGTTTCAAGCAAACTTAGAAAGTCGCATCTATTCACAATTGGCCAAACAGATTACAGATAGTTTGTTTGGAGTAAACGGAGTGCCGGTATGTTCAGCTAACAGCGCAGGAAATTGCGGACAAATGGAAGTTGCAGGCAACAATATTACTTGGAAAGTAGTTGGTACTAACATTATTGTTAGAATTGAAAATGTGCTGGATCCAAGACAGTATACAGAAATAACAGTGCCAAGCGGTACGTTTGGGTTTGGAGGCTAACTAATGAAACTAACATTATTATCGTTAGCCATAGTTGCAGTGTTAACTGGCTGTGCTAGTAGTTCGGCACTGAGAGAAAAGTTTACAGGAAATCAATTTGACGAGCCTAAAGTTGAAGCCAGCAAATTTTTAAAGAAAGATCAGAATAAATTACGTCCTCCACAAGGCGGCCCATTGCCTGTTGCTGTATACGGTTTCCGTGACTTAACTGGACAGCGTAAATCGCAACCATTAATTGCTAGTTTAAGTTCAGCAGTTACTCAAGGTGCTGAAAACTATCTAATCAAAGCACTACAAGACGTGGGTGATGCTCGTTGGTTCACAGTGTTAGAGCGTGTAGGCCTAGAGAATTTGATTAAAGAACGACAGATGATTCGTCAGATGCGTGAACAGTATCAAGGTAAGGATGCTAAACTATTACCCCCTATGATGTTTGCAGGTATCATTATGGAAGGTGGTATTGTTGGTTATGATTCAAACACATTGACAGGCGGCAGTGGTGTAAGAATATTTGGTATTGGTGGAAGCACACAATATCAAAGCGACACTGTAACTGTTACATTACGTACAGTATCAGTATCAACAGGTGAAATTTTAACTACGGTTACTGTGACAAAAACTGTGTTAAGCTACATGGACAAAATTACACTGCTAAGATTTGTTGACGATGGCACACCATTTGGTGCAGGTACTAATGCCTTAGAAGGTGAAGTAGGCGGCAGTATAAACGAGAGTATTAACAAGGCTATTGATGTAGCTGTTCAGGCCGCAGTGGTCCAAACTATTAATGAAGGCGCCCGTAAAGGACATTGGAGTTTTAAGGAGGAAAAGAATGAGTTGGTTCAAACACAAACCCCCAAAGAATCCGCCACCACCAAAAGTGCACCTAATCCCGCACCACAGCAGTCCAATGGCGGACAAGGCAATGGAACAGGCAAAGCTGACGGGCCCGCGCCAGAAGCCAAACAAGAAATAAAAAAAGAGGAACCTAAAAATGATGTCATCCCTGTTACAACAGTTGTTCCGCCAGCGCCAATTACAACGCCAGCAGAGCAACCAACAACACCAAAAGAAGAAGTCAAAGTAGGCACAGTTGTTGATTGGGTGAATGCTCGATTAACACAGGAATATACCAGTACTGAAATAGCTAAATTAAAGCCAGGTACAAAAGTAGAAATTATTAAGGTAGAAGGTCAACTGTATCTTATTAAAGTTGACAATAAGCAAGGTTGGGTAACAAAGAGATTTATAAAAGTACAGTAAGAGGTAGAATAATATATCGGTCAATGACCAAGGAACTTGTCGGCGAAAAAATAAACCGACATTAAACATAAATGAAAAACAGAATGACAGGCGTAAGTGAGTTGTCGAGAAAATTACTCACTGTTGCATTACTAGGGTACGCTGCCATAAGCAACGCACAAAGTACTGCAACTGGACCTAATAAGGTCTATATTGAGCAGGTCGGTAGTAGCAATACTATTACCATTGAGCAAGTTGGTGGCACTAACAACATTGGTGGGGTTACCACTACTGTGGCAACAGCAGTGGCAGGCACTGGTATTACTACACTAACTCCAGAAGCACCTAGTGCTACTAACTATGGTACTATTACTGGTAGTACTAACATTGTTGATATTACACAGACTGGAAATGCCAATAGCAGCCAGTACAATATTAGAGGTAGTAACAACAGTTACACTACTAATATGTTAGGCAACGGTAATCAAACTAGATTAACTATTGGCAATCCAAACGCTGCCGCTAACGTAGATAACGTTATCACAGAACAGATTATTGGCAATAGCAATATGATCATACAGGATCTAGTAGGTAGTGAAATCAATACTACTACACAGTTGTACGGAGATAACAATCAAGTTACTAGTAGTTTAACTAGTAGTAGAGGTCTAGTGACTAACACTGTTAACGGTAATTCTAATGTATTCAATATTCAACAAATGGACGCAGCCGGTGCTAATGGTCACGTTCTTGCTATGATGACTACTGGCGATTACAACAGTATCACTACACAGCAACAAGGTACTAACGATACAACTGTTAATATACAAACACAAGGTAGTAACAATACAATAACTGTTCGTACAAGTAGTTCAACTATTGTATCACCAGCAACCGCAATAGCGAGGTAAGTCATGCGTGTCTTGTTGTTAGCCCTACTGCTAACATATATCAGCCCATCCTGGGCTGGTATAGGCACGGTGTCTGAAAACAAAGGCACTGCTTGCGAAGTAGAACGTAATAAGAAAAAACTGTCTGGTATCAAAGGTGCTGAAATTGAAAGTATGGATACCTACACCACTGGTGCATGTTCAAGTAATATTACATTCAAAGATGACACTAAAGTCAAGGTTACAGAAAACAGTAGACTGTTAATTGACGACTTTGTTTTTGATCCTAAAAAATCAGATGCTGGCAAACTAGCCATGCGAGTTGGAATGGGCACTGTTAGATATGCTAGCGGACAGATTGCTAAAAATAATCCACAACAGGTCAACATTAAAACTCCAACTGCTACTGTGGCGGTGCGTGGCACTGATTTTAGTATGACTGTAGACGAAACGGGACAGAGTCTTGTAGTACTATTACCTAGTTGTAAGGAAGAACGCGATCAGAAACAATACGAACTAGAAGAAAATCGTTGTAAAGTAGGTAAAATTATTGTCAGCAACGATATGGGGTCAGTAACATTAGATAAAGCATTTGAAGCAACCTATGTTATGAGTAATTCCATTATACCAACGCCGCCTGTAATTATTAACATTATAGAAAGTAGAATTGGAAATAATTTAATTTTAGTTAAACCCTTAGAGATACAACTAGCAATAAAAGAACAAAATAAAACAAAACAAGAACGCGAACTAGAAGAAATTGAAGCTGATGCCCAGCGTAAAATATCACAAAGGGTTAAAGAAACAAACGAATCAATTGAAAATGCCCGCTTACTAGCGTTGGCAGAATCGTTAGGAACAACTGGATGTAATGCTAGTACTTCAGTATGCGTAGCTTGGGAAAAAAATGATTCTTCTGATATTCAAAGCAAAGGCAAAGGTACTGCTTTCAGAAGCAATATTGATCACTATGCCGAAGTCAAAACTACAGGCTACGATTCTAATACGTTTGTATCTATTAGCCATAACGATCAATATGCTTATACTGTCATTGGCAGTGGAGATCCGGGTGGCAACGTAGTAAACATTGTGCAGAAGACTGGAGTGTTAAGACGTCCATGAAACGAATAATTCTTTTATTGTTATTATTCTGCTCTAATGCATTTGGTGCCCTAACAGATATAAAGTTTGGTCAATACCAAAT